GTGGTGTGGTTGTTTTTGTTAAGGCTAGAAAAGAAACTACAATATGATATAAGAAATCGGGAACAGATTGTTGCCCTCAATGAAATAGAAAAACTCACAGAAGAAAATGGCATCAGTCCAGCAAAAGAACAAATTAAAGAATTTCAACAGCAGTTAGAAACAAACAATGGCCGTCAACAACATAAAATCGAAAAAAGATGGCTGTTTTTCATATGGTTTTCAGGCATGATGGGCATGAGCTGTTTGTTTTTTGTTATTTATTGGACCGTGCTGCGTCCCTTTGAAAAATTAGAAAGATATGCGGAGCAAATCGCATTGGGGAATCTGGAAATTCAACTAGACTATAGTCGTAGCAATCCATTTGGAGCTTTTACCTGGGCGTTTGACCATATGCGCCGCGAAATTCTAAAGGCGCGTATCTGTGAGCAGGAGGCGATTGAAAATAATAAGACAGTAATTGCCACTCTATCCCATGATATTAAGACACCAGTTTCTTCAATTCGGGCCTATGCGGAAGGGTTGGAGGCAAATATGGATTCCACACCAAAGCGGCGACAACGATATCTGTCTGTTATTATGAAAAAATGCGATCAGGTTACACAATTGACAAATGATTTGCTTCTTCATTCCTTGACAGATCTTGAGAAATTGCAAATTCAATGGGAGACTGTAGAAATGTGTTCTTTTCTGCAGCAAGTGTTGGTGGAGATATCAGGGAAGAAGGGTGATCTTGTTGTGGAGGGTGAGATTGTTCCGATCAGATTACAGGCAGATGGAAAAAGGCTGGAGCAGGTGTTAGATAATATTGTTGGTAATGCGCGCAAATATGCACAGGGAACAGTGATTCATTTTTGGACGGTTGTGACAGAGAATTTTTATCAGATTCATATTAAAGATGGTGGTGATGGGATATTACCAGAAGACATGCCTTTTATTTTTGAAAAGTTTTATCGTGGGAAAAATGTGAAAGATCAGTCAGGAGCTGGATTGGGGCTTTATATTGTAAAATATATAATGACTCAGATGGGAGGAGAAGTGCATCTGGTTAATTCAGAAAATGGGCTGGAAGTGGTTTTAGAACTGAATCGTTATCAATAGATGTAACCCAAAGTTCAAGCTTCACTGCTGTTTTCTGGAAATGTCTCTGGCAGTTTGAGGGTTCTATCAAATAAAATTCCATTTTATCGGTGTAGAGGAAAATATAAAAATTTTCATCGTTCTTTTGTTTTATATTTGTGAATAAAGAAATATTTTTTGTTATAAAAAGTCTAATTTTGTCGATAGATGTTATAAAAAGTCTAAAATGTATAGAGTCACCTTGACGGTCAAAATTTCAGATGTTACAATATTTTTAGAGCTCGTGTATATTAGCTTTTTCCCCTAATTTAAGCTAATATACATTCTGCCCTGGTGCAAAAGCACTAGGGCAGAATTTTTATATTTCTGATAGCTGTCTGCAACAGAGTCATTCAGAGTAAGATTACGGAAAAATAAGAATGATTTCTCCGTTTCATTTTTCTTCCCAGATCTCTTCCTGATAAACGAAGTTTCTCTTTATAGGTTTCATTTAGTTTATCAACAGGAAGTAATTAATAATAGTTTTATTTTCATCTATCTTTATTATGAAATAGAAATAGTATCAGAGCATTCTTCTATACCATTATAATAAGCTTTTTTCCATGATCATTTTATGTATAATATAGCGTTTGTTCTATTTTGAAGTGTTATTAGAATGAGAGACAAGTGATTTTAATTCGCTATATTGATAATGTTTATCCATTATATTATATGGCATATTAGGAAGTGATTATGGGGAGAACGCCTTCCATAATAAAAGTAATAGGAATTTTAAATTTGAACAACTTATTCAAATTCTACGAATGAATTCAGAATTTCTAGCACTTATAGAAAAGATAGTTTCCTCTTTGAATGTGCCAGGGGTTATCACTGAAAAGAATCTTTTCTTTGAATCATGTGATCTTAATTATTTTATCAAGCCAAATTCCCCTATCCATTTAATCGTTTTCCCATATTAACGGATGTATTATTTTTCCGTTTTTGTCTATCCAGCGTTCTTTTTTTCCTTTTTTATTTGTTCCGTTTCTTTTATTCCAAGGGAACGCAATACTACAGCCTTTCCTATTTCATCAGTCATTCGATAAGAGAGTATTATTTGTTTTTCTGTATTTGATAAAGTAAAAGGTTTATCGGTGCATTCTCCTCTTACTAAATAATCCATAGTAACATCGAAATAAGTGCAAAGCTTGCGAATGGTGGATAGTTTTGTATTCTCGTACCCTTTTTTGTAAAAACCATCTATGGTTGTATAAGGAATACCACTTTCCTTTGATAAAATGTTTTTATTGATTCCCCGAGCATTCATCAAACTGTCTAATCTATCTAAAAAATCCATAAGAATACCTCAGTTGCTATTTTAGTATATCGTATCACTGAATTTTTACTTTGTAAAGAAAAAGGTTTTGTTATTGGGAAAAACCATTGACAAAGAACCTTGTAAAGTATATTATAAAAAAAATAAATACCCCATAAAGTAAAAAATGGCTTTTTTGTATTTAAATGAAATGCCTGAAATATGCGAATTATCAATGTAGGAGGTATTTTTTCAAAAGGTTTTAATATATAAATTACGAAAAGAAAAAACTTGCCATAGTTAGAAGACATGACAGATATCAGTAAACAACTTGAAATGATATTAAATTGAAAGCACATCATCCAAAAACGAAACAACTCGAAGCGATCGCAATCGCGCTGAATGTAAGAATTACAGACCTATTTGAATCAGAGTGTAAACAAATTATTATACGATGATTTTCTCAAAATAATTAGGGGATAAAAATTATTTCTGGATTTTCGGCAACAAAAGATAAACCCCTTTAAATTTTTAAAAATTCATGTTATATTTTGGTAAAGGGGAAAATAAAAAAATAGGGGGCGCATATACAAATGAGAAAAACTATCGAAAAAGAAAAAGATTTTTACAAAGAAAAAATTGTTGAAATGATTGAGAGAATTGAGAATCCAGGAATTTTGGAATACCTACATACTTTTATTCAAATATTTTTAGAAAAGTGGGGCTAATTAGCCCCACTTTCTTTGCCTAAAAGCATAAAATCAATCATGGACATGACAATCCTTTTATCTCGCTCATTAAGAAGTGAGAATTTTTCTAAAAAAGCTATGTCATGTTTGGCACTTTCGGAGGATATTTTTTTTTTCTTTTCCACGTCAAAACCCATTAGCCACATAGATTCCACATTAAGAATTTTCCCTATTTTTTTTGCACTGATATTTCCAGGAGCGTGAGAACCATTCATATATTGGCTTATAGAAGCCTTGCTAACACCAGATTTCTCTGCCAATTCTTGTTGACTAATATTAGCATCTGTCAAAGCCGCTTGAAGTCTTTTTGCGGTTAGTTCGTTTTTCATCTGTGACCTCCTCTCTGTTTCCTAATTCATAGAATACACTAACTCGTTTAAACTTTCAAGTGAAAAGTTAAACTTTATCAAACTGTTTTATTGGCAAAGCAGTTAAACGGTGTTAAACTAAAAACGGATAAGGAAAGGGGGGAATTTAATGCCTTATACTTACAACAAATTAAGAGGACGTATTGTTGAATTGTATGGTACGCAGGGAAATTTTGCGCAGAAATTAGGGGTTTCTAAAAACTCCGTTTCAAGGAAAATGAACTGTCAAACAGAGTTTTCACAGGCTGATATTATAAAATGGTCTATATTATTGAATGTACATAAGGATGAGTATGGGGAATATTTTTTACCTAAAAAGTTAAATATTGTTTAACTGATGTTATAAGTAGAAGGAAAAATTTGCGGAGCCGACCAACCGTGCAAGCCATTTTATTTTCGCCAAAAATTGAATAAGTTTGTGAGGATTACACAAGTGTTAGGCGAGGAATAGGAAAAAGAAAGAGGAAAAAAGTATGAAAGAAATTTGAAAGCCTGTATAAACTTCAGGAAAGAGCAGAGAAAGAAAAGGATGCAGAAACCACGGCAGCGCTGCGGTGGGCGATTTTTACATTGGAGCAGACTGCATCATAAAGTAAGAGGGAGACAAAGAGATGTATGAAACTGTACCAGACAATTATGACGCGTTTGAAGAACTGGAAGCAGAGCAGGAACGCTGCCAGCGGATGCGCAGACGGCTTGCATATGCCTATGGAGACCACGACCAGGAAGTGGAAGAGACAGACGAAATGTAAGGGCTGTTTTGTGAGTTGGAAGTTAGATAAAAACAGGTATCTGTTAGAAAAGAGCATTGATCGGAGGGTGAAACGAAAATGGAAGGAAAAACAATGGTAGAGATTGATGGGGTAAAGATGGAGGTTGACCTGCGTACAGCAAGGAGAATCGATACCTTTGCAGTTGGGGACAACGTGAAAGTACTGTGTAAGGATTATAACGGCCAGTACCTGGTAAAGCCAGGCATTATCACAGATTTTGCAAATTTTAAGGACAAGCCCACCATTGTGGTGGCCGTGTTCTATGAAGAGGTCTGGGGATGTCCGCCCAGCATTGAATTTATCCATCTCTATGAGGGGATGGAGGAAAAATATCAGATGGTGCGTGCGGATGACGAAGAGCTGCAGCTGTCGAAAGATGGCGTCATTGAGCGGTTTGAGCGGGAGATTCAAAAAAAGCGCAATGAGGCAAAGGACTTACAGAACCAGCTTGCATATTTCAAGAAGCATTTTTTGAAAACCAGGAAAGAAGTGGAGGGATAGGAGAGATGGCGAAGATCATTGCAGTAATGGGGGAGTCGGGGTCAGGGAAAACTACATCTATGCAGCACCTTGACCCAGAGACTACATACTATATTGACTGCGACAAAAAAGGACTGAGCTGGAGGGGATGGAGAAACCAGTATCAAACAGGCGTGAATTATATTGCCAACGACATGCCAGCAATCGTGAAAAACCTGCTTGTGTGGCTGAATGGGAAACGCCTCCAGGATGAAAAAACAAAACGGATAGATACAAGCGGGCTGAGATTTCAGACGGTAGTCATAGATACCCTCAATGGGCTCATGGTTGCCGAGGAGATGCGCAATGTAAAAGTCAACGGGTATGGGAAATGGACAGACCTGGCCGCCTATATTTATGAAATCATTGACTATGCCTTGACGATGCGCAATGACCTTACAGTGGTCTTTGTCGGGCATTCGGAAACCATTTCAGATGACAATGGGATGGTATTCACAAGGCTTAAAACAAACGGGAGAAAGCTGGATAAGATTGTGGTGGAAAGCAAATTTACCACCGTGCTGCTGGCAGAATGCAAGGATGGAAGATATGTTTTTCATACCCATGCAGACCACTCCACGGCAAAGACGCCGCTTGGGGCATTTGAGGAGCATGAGATTGAGAATGACATTGTAAAAGTAATGAAAGCATTGGAGGAATTTTAGATGAAAAAGTGGAACGGGTATGAGCAAGTGAAGCCATATACAGAGAATAAGAAGCTGCCAGCGGGCGGGTATGTCTTAACGGTCTGCGACGTAGAAGAAGCGGCAGGCGCTAACGGAAGCAGTGATGTGCTGGTAATCTATTTTGATATTGTAGAAGGGGAACATGCAGGCTTTTACCAGCACAATTATGATGCCCAGAAGCAGGAGGATAAAAAATGGAAGGGGATGTACAGGCTTTATGTCCCCAAAGATGACGGCTCCGAGCAGGACAGTTGGACAAAGCGGAAATTTAAGACGGTCATGCAGGCATTTGAAGAATCGAATGAGCAGTTTTACTGGGAGTGGGATGAGCAGAAATTAAAAGGATTACAGATTGGTGCGCTGTTTAACCATAAGGAATACCTGCTTGAGAATGGCAGGCATGGATTTTATACAAACTGCCATTCACTTGTAACCGTAGAAAAAATCCGCTCTGGGGAGTTTGAGATTCCGCCAGATACCTTATTGAAAAAGGAGAAGAA